TATAGTTCCAGTACCACCAGTGATACCAGTTCCTGCTTCTGTAGAGAGAGTATTAGCATCTAAAGAAGCGAATCCGCTAGAGTTAATACTTGATTGTGTTGTGAATGCTCCAGTAGTGGCGTTCTTGCTTACAGTTGTAAACCCGCCTTCTGATCGGACTGGACCCGAAAAAGTTGTATTAGCCATGTAAATCTCCTTGTCGTGGCAAATGTCAGTTACACCATGTAACTGTCAAGGTTTCTTTTATTATACACAAAAAAAGAAGGGCGGCAAGTGCCGCCCTCAAAACTGGTGCAATAATTTGCTTGGAGGCTACGCCGCACCAGGTGTTCCGAATAGACATCTCCAGTCAGAAAAACCGAAGCTGTATCTTTCTCTTGCTTTAAAACGCATGTTTCCAGTGTCAAAGTCACCTTCCATAGCAGTCTTAATAGCAGCTCTATTAAAGTACTTTAAGCCGTTAGGAGCATCTGTCTTGATAAAGAATGCATCTGTATCTGTTAAGAAATGGTTTACAACGGCACCTTCTGGTATCATTCCCATATTCTTAATAGCATTTGCATCGTTATCTGCAGTTCCTACTCTTAAATTACTGTTTAATACTCTTTCAGCAATAAATTGTAATTCTTTTGGAATTATCAACTTAGTACCTCTTACAGCAATTTTTAAGCCTCTCTCATCTTGAAAACCAGCAATGTCAATCAAAGCTTGCTCTAGCGAAGTTTCATTTAAGTCTGCCGCTGTTGACAAAATGTTACTTTGATTTCCACTGATTGTTGGATGAGAACTACTTAATAAAGCAACTCCGTCACCACCTGCAGAAGCTCCTGCAGTGAAAGCATTGTTCAAAATAGCAGCAGCTTTAATTTGCTTTGTCTGCGCCATTGATCTCGCTAATGCTTTTGTGTAACGACCCGCAAGACGATCATAAAGATTATCCTCAATAGCTTCTTCAGTAATTGAGAAAGCTAATGCAATAGTCTCATGTGTGTATCTTGAAGTGAAGGTTTCTTGTGCGTCATCAAAACTAATCGATCCACCCTCTGACTTAGACGGTGCAGTCGAAAAGCCTGCTAACATCACTTCTTCTTCAAACGCTCTATCTGAGGATTCTTCATCAAAAATCTCAGAATGCTCGTTCTCATAACGATCGTACTCTAGACCAAACAGGGCGTTAAGTCCAGGTTCTAGCTCTTTTGCTAGTTGTGCTCTTGAAATAGCCATTTTCTAACCCCTTCCTATATGCCTGTTGTAGCGTAAGTACCTACTGCAATAGTAGTACCGCTATTAAAGTGACCATTTAACCTTACGACATATTGATGCCCAGCAGCAGAATAATCTGCGTTTGCTGCATCCTCGTAAAGACCTACAATCCTCACATCAAGTGTGTTTGTTGTAGCGGCTGTACTGATATCTAACATGTCGCTAGATCTACCAGTAGCAGTGCTACCATTATTTACACTTGCCATGTCACAGTTAACAAAAACATCTGCAAGAGCTGTTGCTCTATTAGTATTAGTGCCATCTGCCACTACAACATATAGTTGCATAGGATCGTCATGTACGAATGCTTTCACAGGAAAATCTGTGTCCACACTTACTGCGTTAGATCCAGGCCAATAGTTCTTGAAAGTAGTTTTACCAGTAACAGAGTCTACAAACTCTACGCCTGCTAATACGCCTAAAGGTGCTATCGCTTGATCTGTACAAATGATAGTTCCTGCAGATGACGGAACAACAATTCCGCCGTTGTATATAGCTGTTGTGTAGTTATTTGCAATCTCATACTGAGTTGTAGCATTGTTATTAACATTGCCACCTACCTTACCTATCGGACGAAGACCAAAACCAGCTGATAGTTGATTTGCCATTTATTTTACTCCAATAATGGGGCCATCCTATTGTTTTTTAGGACCGCCAAAGGTTACACGAGATTGACGATCTGGTCGATTGATCGTCATAGTTGAATGTGCGTTTTCTCTCATCATGTCCTGATCCACTGCTTGCATTTGATCCGCTTTCCTTTGATTAAAGTATGCAGTTCTTTCTGCTATAGTTTCTACAGGCATACGAGCTAAAACTAACCCACCTACTCCGAAAACACCTTCATATTTACCCGAATCTACTACTGGGGCTTCAAAATCTGGGTATTCGTCTGCTCTTACGAGCTCCCAACCTTCTCTAAGTTTTGCTGAAACATTCTTGGTATCATTGAAACCACGAGTTTCTGCTCTTACCCATCGATGTTTAAAGCCATCTGGTGCGGGTGGTGCATCCAGCATGGATGGTGGAGCCCACGGCTTACGCGCTGCCGCCTTCTCCCTTGTCTGTGTTGCGCGAGGAGTTCTTTTAATAGAACCTTCAAACATATCGTCTTGTTGTGCCATTTATTTTACTCCTTAACGTATTTTGCGTATTGCTCTAGAGTTACCCCAAGTTTTTTAGCCATAGCTACTTGTCGTTGGGTTAACCTAACCTTATTCCCACTACTGCGCCCAGTTCCAGAGGATCTATTAACAGGGGCAACCGTCTGGGCGGGTCGTTTGCTCTGAGATCCTTCCTTAAACTTATGAGGAAATTCTTCCTTCATACGTCTATCTAATGTATCATAGTACTCATCGCTCTTCGGGTCAATACCTTCTGATTCGACAAGTTCTTTATGAATACCAAATGCTGCATAGGTCATGGCACTATCATCGCCAAACCAATCATTCCGTTGTGCCCAGCTTTCTGCTTTAGGATCAGGCCTTGCAGGAGCTTGGACAGGTGTTTGTTGAGCCACAGGCTGCTCCTGAGCCTGCTTTTGTCTTCTCTCGTTAGCCGACTTAGCCTGAGCCGCTCTATCCGCGTCTACGGCAAGCTGTGTCATTTTTCTCTGTGCAGCTACCGCAGCTTCGGTGTCACCAATCTCCATGGCACTTCTTAAAGCAGCCTCTGTCTGCGCTAATTCAGACTGCACGCGACCATTATATTGATCAACGTAGCTATTATCCATTTGATTAAGTCTTTGAGTTAACTCTTGGTTTTCTTTTGCTTTTTGCTGTGCAAACCTAGTCGCTTCATCAGCGCTTTTTTCAGCTTCTCGCATTTTTTTAGTAAGGCGATTAATTCTTTTTTGAGTTTGATTTTCACTTTTTTGAAACTCATCCTCAGACGCTGCAACTTCAGGTTCAGCTGCAACCTCTTCATTTTCAACTGGTTGCTCGACAGTGACTTCCACATCTGGACCATCATCTTCACCTAAATCTAAATCTAGTTCTGCTTGTGCTTCTTTTCCACTCATATCTACCTCTTAATAATGTAAAATGTCTTCAGGGTCCATTATTTTTGCTAAAATCTCGTCATCATTTAAAATTCTGACCTCTCCGCCATCTATTTTAAAGCGAGATCCTGCATATCGGGCAAACATTACCCAATCCTTTTCCGCGCACCAAGGGCCCGCTGGAAACTTTTCTGTATCTTTGTATGCTAATGGTCCTGTTTTTAAAACATAACCCACTTGAGTGGATACTTGTCCCTCTTCTACAATTTTATCTGGTAATAAAATACCGCCTTCTGTTTTACCCTTACCCCTATACGGTAAGATAAGTATTCTCCAACCTGTTGGCTGCGGCATTCTTTCTATTAAGCTCTGTTCAATAAGACTAGGATCTAATACCCTGTCTTTTGGGTCTACATAAGCTCCATTTAATTCTGTTGATGACGGTTCCATCTAAACTTCCTCTTGTTCCTGCTTATCCAAAAGATTTTTTATTTCACCCTCTAGATAATCTAAAGATTTTAACTCACCCATTAGACCTTTGTAATGCTCCATGTCTTTCACGTTATCAAATTCCAAAGTCTCTCGAATAAGTTCTCTTCTTTCTTTTATAAGCCTAAATACAGCTTGTGCAAGATAAATCTCATTCATTTATATAAAAACCTCATATTGTTCTATTCTATCGTATATTCTTCTATACGTTCAGGCTTACTTTGACACAAAGGGCATTTATATTCAACAAATTTTATAATTCCTGCAAAAGGCACAGGTTCTTCTATGACATGTTTTTGGAAAACTATCTCGTGAATGTAGCAAATTTTATCGTCCTTGGGCACGTCTCAAACCTGTCACATGTTTTTTGTAAAAGTAATTGCCAATTTTATTAAAAACTTTAAATAATTCTAAATTAAGTCTAATCATACTTTCATTTTCTTCATTGGTTTTTTAGCGGTCTTCTTAGCTTGCGCAAAGTTTTTAGCTGTCGGGGCTCCTTTTGCACCTTTCTTTTTCATCTTCTCGCCGCTGCCTGCAGCTATTCTTTTTTTCTTGGCATTTATGTTGGCATACAAACTCATTTTTTATTTCCTTTTTTTAGCACAGTTTTTAATGTTTTTGCTTGCTTCGCATGTAGTTTACTAGCTTTATCCAAACCTTTAATAACTTTTTTAATTTTCTTCTTCATTTGGTTAGTCCTTTCTGTTTTTCATATGTCCTCAAGCCTCCCAATCCGAGCATCCCCATCAAAACTGTCATAAGTGAACCCATGTCAAAAGTTGGCAATTCAGGTATCTGCACAGACAAATAAGCACACACAAACATAGTAAAAGGCGCCAGTACAAAATGCCAACATAGGGCAATACCGCATGTCCAGCCAACAAAGGGTCGCCAGCCGCTTACAAAGATAGATCTATGTGTCGCTTCTGCTTTGTTAATTTCCAGCTGACCCTTTGCAAGCTCCTGCGCGTGATTCTCTGCCATAGTTGCCACCTCGTGTGCCAACTTGTTCTTCATGTCTTTGTCCTCTATAAACTTACCGAGTAAGTTACTTACTGGACCTATCAGTGCTGTTAACATTACTTTCTCCCTTGTGTTCGTGTCCCATCCATATTCCAAAGATACCTGTCATTACACCCATAACCACAGATACAAAAGCTGATTGTTGCATCGTAGGTTCAGATAAATCCATAAACCATTCGGCACATCTCCAAGACATTATAGTACTGGCAAGCATCATACATCTTGGTAAAATTTTCCATCTTAAAAATGTTTCAAAATTCATTGTAATAATACCTCATTTAAACCAAAGCCCTCTAACAAGACCAAAGTAAAGAATAGTAACAAAATACCTCCTGCTATTAACTTACCACTGAAGTTGGTAGATCCGATTTTTATAGCAACAAACTCATTACCTAATATTCTAAGAGATAACTCAAAGCTGTTCTGTCCTACATCTAAATTTACTATTTTCTTTTTTTCTTCAGACATTAGTACACCCTCACTTTCTTTGGGTCTATTTTTGGAACTAGTTTGCACATGCATTGATATGTGGTTTCTTTGTTTTCTTTCATAATAGTTTGATTATGCAATCGTTTCTTATATGACAAACAATTACTAACATCCTTAAAATAAATCCCGCCTTCTAACTGTGCGCCTAGATAGCAGACGAGCATGAAGGCCGTCACCTCTACAATAGATCCTTATAGTAATCAGAGTTAGGAGCAAATACTTCACCACCGTCTGCCATCTTTGTAGGTTTCACTTTATCCCCGTGACCCTCTCTAATTAAAAACTGCTCAAAGCTCATAGAATCTGAGGCAGGACCATCAAAAAATTCTTTTCTTAGTTCCTTCTCACTTCTTTTATCACCTGCTTTAGCCACCTTGACCTCCTCGGTTGTTCTGTTGTTTTAATAACTCACGTTGCATAGACGAATCAATCCTAGCCTGCGCTATATTCTCAGAGCTTTGTATCCGTTTGTCAAACTGCTCGCCACGCTGCTCGACCTTCTTCTCTTCTAGTCCAAGTTTAGCCCTGTCTATAGTAGCGTCATTCTGCTCCGCCTGTGACTTCAGCTGTAACTCTTTCTCTTTTAGCTGTACTAGCGGATCTGGACCCTGACCACTTAATTGTGCGCTTAGTGCTTTCAACTGCGACATGCCTTCAGCAACATATTGAGCTGTCTTGGCTTCCATATCAATCATCTGCTCTTCTGATATGGCTTGACCACCGCCAGCTTGGATCAAGTCAACAGCAGCCCTTTCACGGGCCCCTATTTTAACGTGCTCCATTATGTGCTTCTGTAAAGCTACCGCCATTTGAGGAGACTGAGCTACAAGAGGAGTAGATCCAAAAACCATGTGTGCCATTATGTGGGCCTCGTGATCCTGACCCTCAAATGCAACTAAACTTATCTGATCCAAAACATCTATGTTCTCTTGAGCGGGATCCTTTGGTACAGCCTCTGGCTCAGGTGTACGTTTCAAAATCCTGTCTATATCTCTTACGCCCAGTGCCTCATACATATCCCTGAACACTTCATACAGGTTGTGCATATCAGGAGCTGACGTGGCTAACTGCATCTTGGTCTGCGCCAAAGATATCCTCTGTGCCTGACTGAATACATTCGGATTAGATACAGGTAAAACATCTACCCTATCGTCAAAGTCCTCTCGTCTTATACTACCATCAACACCCGTGATACTATACGGATACTCATCTGGTAAGAACTCGGACATCACCTTGGATAACAGCTTGAACTCCAGCTTCATCGCATAATGTAATCTTTTATGTACAGCGGACATGACCCGTGAGCCCTGTTCCAACATCGCTATAGTGGTGCCCACAGCTGCCTGTTGATTACCATCGCCTACTTTCAAGTCCGTTATGGTAGCGAATCGCTGTCCCGCATCAACTACAAAGCCCAATAAACTCATCAAAGTCTGATCAGGGCCCTTGAAGGGCAACGACATTAAACTCGCTTTTATATCACCACCTGGAGCATCTACATCTCTAAACTCTCCAGGCTGTAAAGGCTCGTCATCATCCCTGATCCGTAGACCGCGGGCCTTAAATCCTGCTGGCAAATTCGATAATGTACCCGCATCAATCAACTGCCTCAATGCAGCAGTCGCGGTTCGCGATAAACCACCAATGGTATGGATCAATCCTAATCCATAGAAACCAAAGCCTGGAAGAAACTTATAATGTACAAAATATTGTATCTTTGCCTTCTTCGCATCACCTTCTCTATAATTCCTGCGAATCGACAGTATCTGGCCATTATCCTGTGAAATAGTGACAATATACGGTACCTTTATGCCTGTCGGCTCACCGTCCTCGCCCATCTCTTCATAGCCTTCAAGATCCAAATCAACATGACATTCTAACAAAGTGCAGTCATAATCAATCTGTGATGGATACATACCATCAATTCTTTCAATCTCATCAGCCAAGGCTCCCGAATCAGATTGAGCAGGCATAACAGGTATATCCCTGTAAAATCCCGCTACCTGCCTCTTTCTCAAATCATTCAGGCTTAACTTCAAAACCTGTGTGATATTAGGGCACGTCTCTAAATCTGTCGTGTTATACGGTACAATCAAATTCTCAGCTGGAACAAACTTACTTACAGCCCGCTCCAAGTTCTCATCATAATATACCTTTTTGAACGTACTACCCGCCAACGGCAAGAAAAATAACATCTGATCTAACTCAGGAGTATACTCTTCCATTATACAAGTAATGTAATAGTTCATAAACTCCTTTACACGTTGAGCTTGATCTTCTTTCTCAGGAGTACTAGATCCAAGCACTGTTGTTCGCACGGGTCCAGTAGGCGGCAACAATTCATTAAACGCTTGAGCTTGGAACTGCGTGGCTGACTCGGCAAGCAAGGGATGCGTGACACCGCTCGCGCCTCTAAAGGGCTGTGATCGTTCTTCGTAACTAAATCCCAACAACTCCAAACCGTTAGCGAAAGCATCTTCCCACTCCTGTCTGCCACTCTTGTTCTCATCAAACTCACCCGTCAACTCACTGGCTATCTTTCCCAATAAGGCATCAGGCATCTCTTCAGCTAAATTGGCAGAAAACTCTTCAGTCGTGCCTCGTTGATCCTGTGGCTCAAAATCAACGATAACACTCCCATCATCTTCTTCCATAATCTCTACATTCTCTGGCACGGGTCCCATGTCAAGACTGTCAGGCATCTCTATTTCTACTTCAGCAGCTAACTCCTCCTCGTCTAATTGAGACGGGACATTCTCCATCATGCTGCCTATCGGTTCTCTTGCCATGTAATTCTCCTTTCAGGTACTATACCATGAATTTTATAAAAGGTTCAATACCTTGTGGTCCGCGGGTCATGTTCACCGCTTT